CCAGTAACGCAAACCCAAACAAACTTGCCAGACGTTCCAACTGACAGCAGCACACCGGCTATTGACGTTACTGCTCAACCAAGTGTTCCAGAACAATATGCCCAATACGGGGCTGGCAGACAAGCTGCGGAAGCATTCCGTCCTGAGTACACTGTGCCAGAACAATATCAACAGTACGGTGCTGGTCGGCAGTATGCAGACCAAGCGGCTGCCTTGACTGGTGTGCAGCCAACAGAAGCAAAAGCAGATGCTGATTTGTTAGGCAGAGCATCTAAAGCTACGGGCCTAAAAGAAGAGACACTTGCAAAACTTGGCATTGGCACTTTGCAAGCACTTGTTGGCGGTATGCAAGCACGACAAGCATCTCAAGCTGGACAAGCTGGCAAGGAAGAGATGGCGGCTATGGCTGCACCTTACCGGGCGCAAGCACAAGACATGATTGCAAAAGCACAACGTGGGGAACTTACACCTGTTGGTCAGCAACAATTGCAAGCAGTGCAAGCACAGGCGGCGCAGGGTGCGGAGAAACGTGGCGGTGTAGGCGCACAACAAGCTATGGCGCAAGTAGAAGCCTTCCGTCAGCAGTTGTTGCAACAGCAGTATGACTACGGTTTGAAACTGTCTGGTATTGCTGACAACATCATGACCGGCGCTATCAAAGTTGGTATGCAAGCTGACCAGTACGTTAACCAGTTGACCAGCAACTACTTTAACAACATTGCCAGAACAATGTATGGTGCTGCACCGCAAGTGGCTGGCACACCTTCTGGAACACCGGGAGTACCATAATGGCTACCGCTACTCTGAAATCAATTACAGGGGTTGCAGACCCTATTAAAGAACTTACTTCTAAAGCAGAAGAGGCTGGACGTAAGGAAGAAGAGGCTCGTTCGGCAGTCCAGAAGTTAGAACTAGGCAAAGCTGAGTCTGAAGCAAAACGCACTGCTGAACAAGCAGCGGCAAAAGTTGCTGGAACAGAAGAGGCTATGGCGCGTCAAACCGCAAGGGAAACGCCCATAAAAGAGCAGAAGTCTGAGATAGACAATGCTCTGATGAACGAACACTTCAAGCCAAGCAAAGAGAATCTGCAAGACCAAGCGGCGTTGTTTTCGCTTATCAACGTCATTGGTTTTGCCATTGGCGCTGGCGGCAAGCAGAATTCTATGCAAGCCATGCACGCTATGAACGGCATGTTGGAAGGCCATCAGAAAGGCCGTTCTGACCTGTTCAAAGAAGAGCAAGTTAAGTTTGAAAAGAACTTCAAGGCTTTGCAACAAAAGGCCAACTTTCTAGAGTCTGAGTTGCGTCACTCTTTAGAAGAGTTTACCCGCGACAAACGTGCTGCTGATGAACGTGCGGCTGCTGCGTTTGCTTCGTCTGGTGCTGACTTTATGAAGCAGTACGCAGAGAAGTACGGCCTTGTAGAAGCACACAAAAGAGCAGTGGAAGTCAAAAAATCTGCCGACAAAGCGGTGTCAGACTATCAAAAAGAACAACAGCGCAAGCAAGACAAAATAGAAGCAGAAGGCCGTCATTTAGAACAAATGAAAGAACTGCGTCAATTTGGTGCAAGCCTTAGAACTGGCGCTGGTTCAACAGCAGCAGATAAATATGGTTATGGTGTTGGCCCGTCTGGATTAGTAGAAGAGTTTATTGGTGAACGCCTGCCTACAAAACAAGCAGAGCCAATTATTCAATCGGCAGCAGCCATTGGACAAGCCAACCGAATTAAAGACATGGTTCGTGCTGACCCCGGAATTGTTGGCAGGGAAGGCCAAATACGACAGTTTGTTAATAGGTACATAGACTCCGCTTTATCTGGTCAAGAACTTCCAAAAGACTCGGAATCTAATTTAGACCAAAAAGCATTGAGGTTTGCAAAAGAATATGCTTCATATTTGGTGAACTATGAACGGTCACTTGCTCCCGGTTCAAGAGGCTTTACTGTGTTTTTCCAAAAACGCTTTAATGACTTGATGCAACAAAACCAATTTAATGCTAGTGGAATGATTGGTTTGCTTGATGACCAAATAAGAGAAGTTGCTTCTCAAGCAACAAGGATAAGCAAAAAAGCTAATGTGAAAAACTTATCTGCTCTTGGCGCTGATATTACTGGTAGGTCAGAAACAAGTCCCGCCCCTGTCACGACAAAAGGCGCTGGCACAAAAGAAGACCCTATTAAGTTAGATTGAGGTTAAACATGCCAGTCTACGAATACCAAGGTAAACACTACGAATTATCAACTTCAGACCCCGCTGAAGCTAAGTCAAAAATTATGGCTCATCTTGGCGGCGGTGCTAAAGCAGAGCCTAGTTTTGGTGAGCAAGCAACGGCTGCTGGTAAATCTGCATTGGAATCTGCTGGTGGCGCAGCCGGTGGCTATGCGGGTGCTGAGTTAGGTGCTATGGCTGGCGCACCTCTTGGGCCTTTGGGCATTTTGGGTGGTGGTTTGGCTGGAGGTATTGCTGGTTATTACGGTGGTGAAAAGCTGCAAGAAAAAATTGGTGAATACATCCCAGAAAGCGTAAAAAAGGCTACTGGATTTGCGCCAGAACAAAGAGCAAAAGAACGCAAGGAAATGCCTACTGCGTCGACAATAGGAAAATACGCCCCTGACGTTGCTGCTATTGCTCCCGGCGCAATTGGTTTAGGAAAATTTGGATACACATCTGCCAAAGAACTTGCGGCAAGTTTGAAGAAACCGCCACCAATAGCAGAGGCAGAAGGCCTTGATGTTGTTGGCGAAAAAGGTTTTGACCTTGTTAAGAAAAAAGCTGAAAAGTTGTATGAAGCTAGAAAAACTGAAGCAGAAGAAAAATACACTAATGCTTACAACGCTGCTAGAGAGGCACAAGCAAAAGGTCAACCATTCGCAACATCTCCGCAAGGAATGGCTTTGCTTCAAAGCCTAGAAAAAGAAAAGAGCATTCTTGCTGGCGGTGAAAAGTTTGCCCGTGGTGAAGAAAAAATTGCTGGCATCAACCGCTTGATAAACGCCGTCAAAGGCACTAAAACTGGTGGCGAAAGAGTTGCCAAAGAAATTCCACGGGTAGGTCAAACACCCGGCAAGATTTTCAAAACAACGCCAGCAAAGACAACGGAAAAAGACATAGAAGCAATTGTTGAAGAATTGCGCTTTTTGCGTGATGTTGATGCAAAAGGAAAGCCCTATGAGGCTTACGCTTCATTGGACGCAAAGTACAAACGTGACTTGATTTCTAAATTGGAATCAGCTTTGTACGATTGGAACAAAGAATATCGTGCAGCAGATGAAGCATACAAAGCTGCATCACAAAAACTTGAGCCGTTCAAAACGCAGTTGATGTCCAACGCCTTGAAAGGCGAGAAGTTCAATCCCAAAGATTTGGTTGCTTCTCCAGAGGAGTTTGGGCCAAAGTTCTTTAATGATGTAGACGGTGTACGTCAATTGAAAGCTGTAACTCAAGACCCTGCTGCCGTGAACCAGTTAGGCAAAGAATATGTAGCGTCTTTGCTGTCTAACAAGACACCAGAACAAATACAGGCTTTTGTCAAAGACCCAAAAAACATTGGCTGGTTAAAAGAATCTGGAATATTGGAAGAATTAACCACATACGCTAATAAAGCAGCAAAAGCAGCAAGCCGCCAAGAAATACTTTCAAACTTAAAAACAGGTGCTTATCGTGGCCTTGGCGCTGTTGCAGTTGGTGCGCCAACATATTACGGCGCAAGAAGAGCATTAGGAATCTAACCATGAGCAAGAAGTCAAAAGGCATCAACCCGGAACTGGAAGCAGCCATCAACAGCCTGATGGCATCTGTTACGAATGACCCTACCGCCAGCATCACGGACAAAATGCGGGTGATTGACCGTGCCTTGAAGCTGGAGCAACTCAAGCTGAAGGACTCAGATTCTGAGTGGGGCAGTGGTTTTGGGTTAGACGATGATGAAGAGAAGTGATAAGATGATTACTTCTCAACCAGCAGAGGGTATACATCATGGATGCAACAGCAGTCGTTCGCATAGCGCTAGGTGTCATTTCAGACCGATTAATCACCATAGTCGCTCTACTAACATCGTTCGGTCTTGGATGCTGGACGATGTGGGGCATGGGGTGGGAGCGTGTCACGGCACTAGCAATTTATGTATTTTTCGCGTATCTTATAGTCACCGCAAAGGAGAAGAGTAATGTCCAAGAGAGAACACCAACGTCCTCATGATTTGAACCAACAGGTTGCCAAGTCTGTGCGCCAGCAACTGCCCCGTGATGGCAGTATGGGCGCTGCACGTTGGGAGCCGGGTCAGCTTCCCAAGGGTGGCTATCGTTCTGTGTTTGATTTCTCAGGCACACCTGAGTACGACACCAAGCACAGCCCTACATCTGGCGGCGGTAAGAAGGTGTACTAATGGCTAATAACATTGCTTTCCAAGCCCAAGGAAAGACGTATAAGGCTAACGTCACTACGTCTTCACAGACTATTGCAATTACCGCTGATAGTCCTTGTAATCAGTTGTTGGTGGCTAATCACCAGCCTACTGGTTCTGGGGGACAACCTGTGTACTTTAACGTAAGTTCTAACAGCAGCGTTACTTGTACTGTGCCAGCAAACAATTCTCCGCAATACGCTTTAGTTTCTGTTCCGGGAACTACAAGGGTTTTCACTATCCCTGCCCAATTTAGTTCTGCCAATGTTTACATTGCATTCATTGGTGAAGCTGCTTCTGAATGCTACTTTACGCCGGGTGAAGGCCTATAAGGTGTAGATGTGATTGACCCCGTCACAGCCTTTGCGACAGCCCAAGCCGCAATAAAAGGGGTACAAGCAGCAATAAAAATGGGTAAGGACATCCACGCTATTAGCGGGGAGATGATGCGCTTCTTTGAGGCTAAGGATGTTGTCCAGAGGGAAGCTGCTAAACCCAAGTCCGTCTTTGCCAAGTCCGACACCGCACGGGCTTTTGAGATTGTCATGCACGCTAAACGGCTGGATGACGCTGAAAAAGAATTGAATCAGTGGATGGTTCTATCTGGTCACGCAGACCTCTGGCAGCAGCTTCTCATTGAGCGCAACAACATCATCCAGCAGCGAAAGAAGCAAGAAGTCTTGGATGAGAAGAACGCTGCGGCTCGCAAGAAAGAAATGGATGAGTTGATTAACTGGCTCCTTGGCGGGGCCATATTTGTTCTTGTCCTTGGCCTAAGTTACTGGTGGTTAACCATGTTGTTGGAGAAAAAGTAATGCTCACAATCCTATCTACCCTGATTTCCTTTTTGATGGGCGGCTTGCCTAAATTGTTGGATTTTTTCCAAGACCGCAACGACAAGGCCCATGAACTTGCTCTTGCCCAACTCCAGATAGAGCGTGAACTAGAGTTACGCAAAGCAGGGTTTGAGGCCCAAGAAAGGGTAGAACAGATACACAGCGCACAACTTGAGATGGAAACTACTGCCAAGGCCAATGAAAACTTGGTCAATGCTCAAGTGCAAGAGATGAATGCTATCTACCAGCATGATGAATCTCTTAATGAAGGAACAAGCCAGTGGATGAAGAACCTCCGTGCTGGTGTCCGCAGTTTCATTACCCTTGGTTTCTTCTTCCTTCTGTGCTTTGTAGACGTTGGCATGTTTATGTACGGCTGGAACCACGGCGTAGAGTTCCCTGTGCTTGCTGAACGGTTGTGGGATAGCAACACTCAAGCGTTGTTTGCTAGCATTATTGCGTTCCATTTTGGGGGCAGAGCCTTTGGCAAATGATTTGGACTCTGGTTCTTATATCGGGGAGTAACATGCAGTACGTAACAGTGGTTGGGTACTTTGAGTATGAGGCCGCCTGTCAGAAAGCGGCTCAAGAATGGCGTGATTTGGGATACAAAGTCGGTTGTGTTCAAACGGTGAGACGCAAATGAAAATCTCAGCCAAAGCATTGGGTGTAATAAAACACCATGAAGGGGTAAGACAACGTGCTTACCGCTGCCCTGCAAAATTGTGGACAATAGGTGTAGGGCATGTTTTGTACCCGCAGCAGGGAGCAATGAAAATAGAGTTGCGGGATTCTGTTCCCTTACGTCCAGAGGATGATAGGGTTTTCCCTATGGAGGAAGTAGATGGAATACTTACAACAGATTTGGAACGGTTTGAGCGAGGCGTGGAGAAGTTTATCCCTGTCCAGCTTACCCAAGGTCAATTTGACGCTCTTGTTAGTTTTAGCTTTAATGTCGGTTTGGGAACACTACAGCGCTCAACGCTCCGTCAGAAGGTTCTGCGCGGGGATATGGAAAGCGCTGCACAAGAGTTCTTGAAGTATTGTATGGCTGGGGGTAAACCATTGAAAGGATTGCAGAACAGGCGCATAGATGAGCGCGTCTTGTTTCTCTCTTAAACACATGGCAAAGAAAAAGTTTCCTAATCTTTCTGTTGGCAGAGGCGAGAAGCTGTCTGTCAAAAAAGGTGGTGGTCTTACCGCCAAGGGCAGGGCAAAGGCAAATAGGGCGACAGGTAGTAACTTGAAAGCACCTACCAAGTCTGGCCCCCGCCATAAGTCCTTCTGCGCCCGGTCTAAATCTTGGACAGGTGAGCGGGGCAAGGCCGCTAGAAAACGTTGGGGATGCAGATGAAAACACCAAAAGCAAAGCGCGGGTTGTACTACAACATCAACAAGCGCAGGAAAGCTGGACTGCCAGCGAAAAGACCCGGACAGAAAGGTTACCCTACTGCCGCATCTTTCCGCAAAGCAGCCAAAACAGCCAAGCGTTAAGTCTTCTGAATGGCTAACTGGTAGTTCTTCAGAATTACCTTGTACTGCCCTTTGTATGCCTCCAAGAAGGCATCTACTGCTGCACCTACGCCAGCCCCGCCAGCGTAATCGTCAAACAGCATAATCCCTTTCTTTTCCAGCAACTTGAATGCAAGACAAGCATCCAGCAGCACCTCTGGTGTTTGGTGGTTGCCATCCACATAGATGAAATCAAACGTGAAATCCAAGTACACCAACTCACTCAAAGCCTCCCAAGATGTCTTGGCTAAGACCTCAATCTCTT